CTGATAGCCCCTGTCCGCATACAATTTGATAAAATATTTTTCCTTTTCATCAAGCCAGCTTTCCGGGAAATTCAGAAATTCAACTCTCCATCCATAGGGATTCTTCTCCGGATCATAAAGTTTGTGCTTTCGCAAGCTAAGATCAATATGTTGTTGATAACCTGCCATATGGCTTGACAATCTTTGCAACAGGCTCTTTGCTTGCCCGATGTATGCGAACTTGAACCCATTTTCATCTTCTCTAAGCAGGAAATAAATGCCGCTCTTATCGTTCAACTTTGGATTGACTTTCAAAAGGCGCTCACGGTTCTGATGCTCAATGGCTTTAGCCTTTGCAATATTTTGATACAACATCAGCTATTTTCCCACCTTTCCCATGCTCATCATTGCCACGAACTTTCCGTAACTCATCCCTGCGGCACGTGCCATGTGGTTCACAGTCTTGATTACATCATTCTTTTTCTTTGGTTTTTCCGTGCACTCTTTAATGGCGTCGCTCATACAATCCTGGCAATCTACCTTGTGTTCATCTATGGTCATAAAAATTCTGCCACATTTCGGGCATATTCTGGTATACACGGTTCTTCCACGCTTTTTAAAATTTTTAAACTGTCCGAATCTGCTCGCGCATTTTGGTCTGCAGTATTTTTGATCTGGTCGCTTCGGCTCAAAATCAGACCCGCAATATTTGCATATTTTCAAAGTTTCATCCCCTTCCTAAAGGTCGGCGGCATATAGGGGATATACCGCCAAAACACGGCTTTCAATAATTTGTGATAACTACTCGCCGAACAAAGGTTTCTTTTAGGCTTTCGCCTTGGTGTTTCAACCTATGAAATGACTGTGAACTGTTTTAAATCAGCAAGCTCATTCTTCAGATATTCTTTGATATTATCCATGGCTTCGTTTTTCCATGCCCCACCATCAGCTTCAAAGATTGCACACTGCACGCCACAGGAAGATTTCATTCTAAAAATAAAATCACTTGCCGGCTGCTGAACCTCTAAGAATGTTCTATACGGAATCAGAGTGACTGGATTTGGCACCACAGCATCTGCTTTACTTGCTACACCCGTTTTAACAGTGGCTTTCTGTGTAACACCGTCATCTCCATACTCTGCAACCGTTCCATCTTCTACCGTTCCTGCAAACTTTAAAACAAGATCCCTGTCAGCATTCGAAACAAATTTTGACTGCAAGGCAATCACAAAGCTTTCATGATCGATAAAACTTCCAAACCGGAAATCTGGCAACTCTGCATTGACCTCAACCAAATGTTCCCGCTTTCTATCGGCATCGAGAGATGAATATAAGTGAACTTCCGTCGGAGAAACCACATGAACGATCATCTTTTCCGACATGCAGTCAATGTTTGCCTTGATATACTCTACAAGACTCGTCAATGTTTTCATTTCGATCGCACTCGCATACGGAACGTAACTGATGCGGTTAAGCGGCTTGTCCGAATATGTATTACCACCAATTTCATTGATAATCGGTGTTTTTAAACCAACGATATACTCCAATGCTTCTTTAATCATAATTTTTTACCTCTTCTTTCTATGCCTGTTTTGCCTGTCTGAAATCTACAACGCCATCATTTTCTTTGGCTTCCTCGATTATTTCTCCTGTGTCCGTATCTACGGTCTTTCCATCGATCTGCTGTTCTTTCTGGTATTCATCAAGGGAGATCTGACCTTTGATACCTGGTCCGTATTCCTCGGCAAGAACTTCTCCTGTTGCAAGATTGGTTCCAAGGGCAAACTTTGTCTCTACTGGCTTCGGCTGTGCAAGTTTCTTTTCAACAGAAATTTCACAAGTCGCATCGTCTCTGTCTTCGTTCTGCGTGAATTTTAACTTGATAACTACCTCGCGTTTGTTCTTCCACGGTGTATTAGGATCCTGCATATTCTCAAAAACATCCTGCAATGCTTTCTGGGACTTTTCCTGCAATGCACCGCCTGCTAATTCTGCTAAATCAATTGGGTTCATAAAAAATTCCTTTCTGTGCATGGTTAATAGTTGCTATATATAAAATTGACCGGTCAAGATCATAACTTGTTAGAACGGACAAAGGTTCATATCAACCTCTAACCCTTTTTCTGCAACATAAACATTTGCTCCATATTTAATTGTTTCTTCTGTCTTTTGTTTGAAAAGTGCGGGATCTCCGCTTTTATCTGATAAGTGTATTAAAACGACATTTCGTAAAGCTGGGTTGTCGTTCGTCTGAATAAATTTAAGTGCCGTATCAAGGCTCATGTGACCTCGTAGGCGGTGTTCGTAGTTTGGCTCGTCCCGATTGACAAATTGCATATCATAATTGGTCTCAACCATAAAATGATTGACATTTTTGAATCGGTATTTGATGTATTCGGTATCGGATGCATAAACCAGGATTCCCATTTCAGGGTGTGTGATGTAGAATCCGTAGCACTCTTCATCATGAACAAGACTAAATGGCTTTATAAAAAAGTTTCCAAACCTCTTATCCGGTGTGAGCACTTCATACGGTTTGTAAATAGGGCATGCACCTTTGTACTGTTCTATGTACTTTGCATGGTCTCCGTGAATATGGCTTGCCAGTACACCGACTATCTTCATCACATTGAAATTCAGTGCTTTCTTAACCTCCATGAATGGCACACCTGCTTCGATTATCAAAGCTTCGTTGTCATTCTCCAGTATGTAGCAGTTACCGGATGAACCGGAACCTAAAACTTTAAGTTTCACCCCTGTATCACCTCTCTTTCAAGACTTAGAAACAATCTTTGAATACTCAACCGCCAAATCTTCAAGAGTTATCTTTGGAACTGTAATGTTCATAACATGGTCTTTCCCATATTCATCAATGTATTTCTGAATCCACCATGCTTCAATATTGTTTAGATACTCTTGTGATTTAACACGAACCTCTGTAATGGTCTCAAATACAAGGTCTGTAATATTACCTTTCAAACCGCTCTTAACGTGTTCCTGCCACCGGAAGAATGGCATATATACCGTTTGTCCTATGTAGTGCATATTGGTCTTTCTGTTATAAATATGGTAAATATATCCATATACACCACCATTGCTCTCATATCCCTCTCTGGTTTGAAACTCTCCTTCGTAGTAGGGATTGATTTTGCTACTGGTTTCAGCTCGGCAACCATAAGAACAAAAGTAATATTTTTCTCCACCATCTGTCGTAATGTATGGGAAATCCTTTTGTTTGCCTTTGATCGACTTATGGCAGTTAAAACAGATTGTATCAACTTCAATATTGAATCGCTCATAGAAGAATTGGTTACTGTCCATAACCAGAGCATATATTCCGCTACCTTTTCTTGGCTTTGCAAACCTTGAAATACTGCTTTTCTTCTTTACTTCGTCCTTTGCTTCACTACGAGACATATCATCTCCGCAAAGATAATATTCATCAAGAAGAGTACCTTTTTGAGCATCCCACACATTATCATCTGTAAACTCTTTCAGTTCATCGTCTACCTTGTAATCATAGATGCGAACCCAATAGTATTTCATAGGCTACTCCAATTCTTCCTCTGTTGGGAACTGGAAATAAAAATTTTGATGATTCTCAAATTTAATTTCCGATGGCTGATTTTCAATACTTGCACATATAATCTCCGTATTGCGTCTTTCGAGTGATTTCTTAACTTCTTCTGTAGGCTCAACGTTCTGAAACATGGCAATACTTCCTGTATACGCACTTCTAAGCATTTCCATAGCTTTCTTGGCTTTTTCTTCCGTGGAATATTTAGCAAAACTCTGATATTCCCCTACTTCTCCAACAGCTTGCAAAAGTATAGCCCCATTATCTTCACTCCACATAATACTCATTTCATACGGCATATCCATTGTGCCGTCCTGTGATATAACTCTCATGGCAACCTCCTACTTAATCTCAATATCTGGAATAAGCCGATCCGGATAAAACACTAATTCATAATGGTACTTGTCCGTAGATTTCGGTTCTACCTGTTCCATCACATAGCACGTCCAATCGTTCAAATAGATGTAGTCTTTGCAATACTGGTCTTCTCCGGTCTTAAATGTAACCACAAGCTCGTTGGAAGAATTGTTGCTAAGAGACATATACCCCTCTGCCTGCATCATAATCGTGTCCGTTCTGGCATTGGTAACTGTGATTCTGCGATAAACATTGAATTCATTTGCTTCTTTATTGAGATTGTAATTTACTGTATCCGCCGTGCTGCATCCGCACGCACCCATTGCCATAACTACCATAAGCAGCGCAATTAAGATAACCTTTGAAATTCTTTTCATCGTCTTTTTCCTCCTAATCTTTCATGAAATCCGGCACATTCTCGTCATTCTCTGCCGGTTCAACAACTTCCGCTTCGACTGTTGCACCGACAGCTCTCTCAACACCATCTTTCACGGATTCCTTTGCTTCTGCATCTGCAACAATGAAGTCCTCTGAATTGGCATTTTCGGCAATCTCTTCCTGCGTCTGCTGATATGTTTCATCCATCTGTATAAGTGACTGTGTAGCCATAGCGTTAAGGTCTTTCGGGTGTTTCTTGATTGCATTATTACGCATCTTACGGACAATCATAGCTTCGGAAGTTTCTCTCCACGCCGCGCTCATATAAGGTCTTGCCACTTCACAAGCAAGCATTTCTTCCAATGTCTTGCATCCGAGAAGTGCACTGATAATCTCGTCCTTTTTAGCCTTAATTTCAGCCTTTTGCTTGTCGGTTGCCTTGCGCTTATTCTCGCAAATTCCAAACGTTTCATTCAAAAGATTGTTGCGCACATGAGCCAAAAGGTTTCCTTTTACACCTTCACGTTCCGCAATCATGTATTCAATCTTTCCACCGTCCATCTCGACCGGGTAAACGACACGGATTACTTTCTGTGACAATCCCTTTTCTTCCCATTCCGGTGGTGTAATCTCAACGCCTTTATGTTTCGGGTAT